ACGCATAGAGATAGCAGGTTTAGTTAACAGCGCGTACTGGTCTGAAAGGTCATTACACCGCACAGACATGGTTTCATGTATGTGGCGTGATTCTTCATATAGCCCTAGCACACATTTTGACATGTTTGAGTCTGTGTCTGCATACTCATTTGGAACCCACATCATCCAATATGACTCAGACTGGGCATAGGCTCGTGGCAACCTTATCAAAGGGCACGTATGACGGTATTGGTCTCGTTCTACCCACTTCGCTAGCGTATGTCTAAGGTTCACAAGGTAATAGATGTCACCAAAATTGATCGGATTTTCTAATTTTTTGGCCATCTCATGAAATGGGGATGAAGGAGACGACAAGGTAGATGATAGATAGCGGGCGGTCAGAAACAATTTCCCAGAGGCATAAGTTGTGCTGTTGAGTGTCATGGCAAAATGTTCCCAAGCCAACCAGACATCATGGTACTCCGCTCCCGATGTACTTGCCTTCTCGAGCATTGAATACAGCATAGCTTTCAAACGTCTAGGACCCATATGTATGAGGCTCATCTCCTGAGATCTGATTCGTTGTCTTGGCCATAGATAGACATCCTCACCTCTCGTGGTCTGGAGCTGAATAGATCCAATTGTCTTAAAAGAGCTCACTGCAAACCAATCAATTCTGTAACCATTGGGTGAAGAAGGATTGTCTCGGCAGCGATACCACACTGCAACTTTTGACTTGTAGACATAGATGTGCTGCCAAACCTTGGCTTTGGGCATGGGATTGGAGTATACTGCACGCACAATATCACACCTTACTTCTGCAAATTGTGCATTGGAGCTGTGCTGATAGTAGTGGTTGGCCATGGACAGGAAGACGTCATCTGGGCCGTCATACTCAGCGCATGGTCCTTTGTGTGACATACCCTTAACTATCAGTGGGGATTGTCTTATCATAGCTGCAATTTCAAGACTTTCTTGATGGCTAACCAGGCCAGATGCAGGATAGTGGCGCATGAAATTCTGAACGCTGTCCATAGAATACTGATGACCCGCAGACCTTCCTTGTATCATGGCTGAAGGTGAATGGAAAATGTGGCCCAATATGTTGATTGAAAAAGAATCAGAGGGAAGAGCTGTGATGCCCACTAGTGGAAGTGGAGGAATCGCGATCTGATGTCGTGGTACTAGTTCATCTATCTTGTCCACTAGAGTATCTCTTTTAGAAAACCACGTCTTGCCCTGATCGTTGATGTCAATACCTGATATCTCATCAAGACATTCTGAAATGGCAGCTTCATAGCACATGTGGCCTAGCTTCGCAATGGTGGCATCAGTAAGTGACGCTATCTGAGAGTAAATGGCTGACTGGAGCAGCAGGTCTTGTGGTACGTCTTCTTCTGAAAGTCTGTAGAAATATGGATATTCGCAGCTCAAACAGTTTGCCGAAGCCTTAATAAAAGCAATAGAGGTGTCGTCATCGCACTCATTTGCAATGATGGCTGCAAGGTCGTATTTAGATATGGCTGCTTTGGGAAGGGCTTTAGGTTGGTGTATAGTGGGGCCTAGCTGCTTGTTCCAAATACTATTCGAGGATGTGATATCGAGGTAGCAAGGACTCATCATAGGTGCTGGCACGTTATCAACAGTTATGTCCATGTTATCACGTTCCACGTAGCATGGGTGGCCAATCACTGCATGTGACAAAACAGCTGAGCACATTTGGTGAAGAAGGTGTGATGGCGTCGGACATGTCATCCCTTCTCCCCCCGGCGCAGAGAAGAATTCAGAAAGTGCAGTTCGCGAGTCGTTGAAAGATATGGGTACATCAACAGGACCGGAGAGGTGGTAGCCGTGTGATCCTACGTTCACCGTTGTCATATTATCAAACACAATATGGACAGCTCCATATGCCCAGGGCCGGCGGTTGGAATGAGAAGACTTCTTTGTGTCGTCGTCAACACCTAAATCCAATTGGGACGCAGGGAAATCTGGTAAGAAACTGACTATGTAATCGGCCCACTCAAGATTAAGATGCATTCGCGAACCATCTTGTTGGCTTCGGGGAAGGAAACGTATGGCAATGGCATTTGCGCCCTTATCTAAAAGAGGAGCAAGTGGAGGATAGTTGGAAACGGGCTTCGGACGAAGCGGTGGGACAATGATATGAGCATCGTCGGGCAGAGCGTGCTTAATAGAAGAAGAAGGCTGATCAAACACGTCCAGAGTTAAATCATTCAGCGCGCCTTTAAGAGCAGCTTCGGACTCCGCAAGGGCTGCCATGTCCAAGCTTGCAATTGGAGCCAATTCAGGCATGACAAACCCTTGAAGTTTCGAGATGTCTGCAGTCAGGGTCATGCACATGAACATAAATGAGGCAGAGTCCATTGTCTCTGGATCATTGATCTCGCGCAACTCGCTGTCAAGCTGGTCCCACATTTCATTGGGTCCGTCTAGAGGAGGGGGCCACAGAACGTCAAACATGGCTGCCATTTCAACAGACCGACGCAAGAATTGTTGATACGTTTCAACAGTGATATCATGCAACGTCAGGGGATACATGTACGTATGATCATCTTCGTCTGTGTGCAGCTCAATTTCGGGTTCTGGGAACTCAAATAACTCGTCGTCGCTGTCGCTGTCGTCTGCCCATCTCATGGATGCCATTTTCAAGTCGATCGTTGCCAGTTGCTAGTTTTAATTAGGT